GATATGTTGAAGACTCAATTGATTCTTAAGAACATCATTACCCCAGAAGATTGGGAGAGAATGAGTGAGCATATTCAGTATGATTTCCTCTATGACAACCACTTCTCTGAACTTAAGGAAACTGAATTGATGAATGAGAGACTTGCTCTCCTTCAAACTGCAGAACCATATGTTGGAAAGTATTTCTCACAGGATTACGTTCGTCGCCAAATTTTGCGTCAAACTGATATGGAAATCCTTGAGCAAGACAAACTGATTGAAAAAGAAATCAAGGATGGCACCATCCCAGATCCTGCAACAATTGACCCAACAACTGGGTTACCTTTTGATTCTGCCGCAGGTATGGATTTAGGTCAACCCCAAATGGAACCTGAAATTGATGGGTCTGCAACAGAGGCACCAGAACTTCCCAAGGGTGGGGAGATATAAATAAAAACGATCATTTAGTATACAAACAATGGATGAACTAATGGATATGATGGTGAGTGATGAGTCTCCATCTCAAATCAGCGATACGATCAAAGATATGCTGTATTCAAAAACAGCAGAAAGAGTTGATGCATTCCGCCCGGTTGTAGCAAACTCTTTATTCGGTGACGATACCGAAATCGAAGATGAAATCGAAGATGATACTGAAATTGTCGATCAACTTGATGATGAAGTAGAGGAAGAAGAGGAAGAGGAATAATATAAATAACACTAGCAAATGAACTATTAGTAAAAAATAATGGCACTAAGAACTATTGGAGCAGGATCTTCTATTGGATTGGCTATTGGAGTAGCTGGTACTTCTGCAGCGTTCACCGTACAGAGTGATACTGTTCGTGTTGTGGCACAAGGTGGTAATGTTTTTGTTAATGTTGCAGCAGAACCAAATGAATTATCTGGCAGTGGAAGAGTTGACAGAACTGGTTTTCTAGTTGTTGATGGTGAACCAGAAGAAATTCGTCTTAATAAGGCATCTCAAAGAGTAGTTGGTATCACCACTGGTACTAGCACAATTCTTACCTGCCC